CGGAAGAGGCGGCCATCGGCGACGACGACCGGCCCGACAGAGGCACCATCGCGGCGCTGAAGAAGATCCCCAGGCGCGCCCGCGACGACCGGCGCGTCCAGGCGCGGGTGGTGATCGAGAACGACCCCCACTGGTCTTCGCTCCGCTTCAACGAGATGAAGCAGCGGGCCGAGCGGGGCGGCAGGCTCTACTCCGACGCCGACGACGCTGGCACCACCGACTGGCTCTCCTGGGTCTACGGCATCCAGGTGGGCCGTGACGTCGCGGCGGGCGTGGTCGATCTGGTGGCGCGGAAGCGCAGCTACGACCCCCTGCGCGACTACCTGACGGGGCTGGCGTGGGATGGGACGCCCCGCCTCGACACCTGGATGCAACGCGGCCTGGGCGTCGAGGACGGCCCCCTCCTGAGCCGGATGGGCGCATGCTGGATGATCGGCGCTGCGGCGCGGGCGCTGCGGCCGGGCTGCCAGATGGACACCATGCTGGTGTTCGTCGGCAAGCAGGGGAAGGGGAAGACGCGGGCGATGGAGGCGATCGCCGGTGCCGAATTCTTCAACGAGACCGAGATCCGCATCGGGGAGATCCGGGGCCTCCAGCAGCTCGGCGATGCCTGGATCCATGAGATCGGGGAGATGACGCCGCTGCTCGCCAACCGCGTCGACCGGAACGTCTTCAAGAACTTCCTCACCGTCAAGGTGGACAGTTACCAGCGACTGCACGCGAAGCGCTCCGGGGAGCATCCCCGCCGGTGCGTCTTCGTCGGCACCTGCAACGACAAGGAGCTGCTCAACGACCCGACCGGCGCCCGCCGCTTCTGGCCGGTCATCTCTACCACCGTGGACCTCGCCTGGATCCGCGCCAACCGGGATCAGCTCTGGGCCGAGGCGCGCGTCCGCCTCGACAGCGGGGAGCAGTGGCACCTGACGCCCAAAGAGGAGGCCGAGCTGGAATTGCTGCAGCGCCCCTTTCGCAAGACCGACCCCTGGGAGGAGCCTCTGAGCGTGTGGCTGTCCCAGCCCGAGCGCAGCCATGAGCCGGAGACGGCGATCACCGCTGCGCGCCTTTTGGCGGACGTGATCTCCCGCCCGCTGGGGATGCAGACCCAGGCGGACAAGACCCGCCTCGGCGCGTGCATGGCGGCGGTGGGCTGGATGCACAAGGTCGCGTGGTGCAAAACCGCCAAAAAAGCGGTCAACTGCTACGTCCCCGATCCCTCGAAAGTGGAGGTTGAATCGTGAGCCTTATACCCTCCTTATACCCTCCTTATACCCTCCTTATACCCTGCCTTATACCCTCCTCGATCCAGGTTGGAAGCGGGTTCTTATACCCTTATACCCTGTTCTGCGGTTCCGGTTGCTGCACTGCGCCGTCCCTGCCTCTCCATACTCTCTCTAAGGGTATAAGAGGGTATAAGGGTATAAGGTCATCGGTTGAACGCCGGTCATTTCCTTATACCCTCCTTATACCCCCCCAGGGTGAGCGGTATAAGGCGACCGAGCGGCGCGCCCCCGGCTGCATCGTCTGTGGCGGGAGCGGCCTCGACATCACCCGCCCGCTGCCCTGGGGCGGCTACGAGAGCTGCGCCCGCTGCCTGATCCCGCCGGGCTGGCCGCCGACGGTGCATCCGGCCTGGCGCCGGCACATGGGGGCGGCATGAGCGCCAGCGAGCTGATCGCTCACCTTTACAAGCGCCGGGATCAGCGCCCGCGCGGCTCTGCTGGCTGGCATGACCTCGACAGGGTCATGCTGCTGCTCAATCGGGTCTGGGGTGGCGCGAAGGCCACCGAGGCGGAGATCCGGCACGCTGTCGGGCTGGTGAAGATGCACGCGCCGGAGCTGGCCGAGGACGTGCGGGCGGGGTGCGTCGTCGCGTCGGCGGAGATCTGCACAGAGGCGGGGTGCAGGCCTCTCGACGTCTACGAGGAGGACGGCGTGGTCGGGTGGGAGTGCGGCGATCAGATCGGGGAGGTGCGGATCGAGATGGAGAGGAGCCGATGACCTCGCTGAAGGACAGGGCCAGGGCGGCAGGAGGGTCGGCTGAGACGCTGGCTGACATCATCGGCGACCTGCCGGTGGATCGGGTCTCCCAGGTGGCTGGGCTGGCGCGGGGGACGCTGCGCTACCATCTCCGGGCGGCGCGGCAGGACGGCCCTCGCGAGTCCACGCTGGCGGCGGTGACGGGGGCGGTACGCCGGATCAGGAAAGAGAAGGACAGAGAAGGACAGAGGTGAGGAGAATCCCCGCCGACTTTGCCAGCCGGAGGGCTGTGGGGGAGAGCCTCGCTGCTCTGTCGAAGCACTACAAGGCGGCGCAGGATACTGTAAAAACATGGGATACTTCTGAAGAAGTCCAGTCAGAAATACAGCGTATCCGTGACCAGATCACCGGAGAGGCAGCCGGGCAGCTCGTGGGCGCTGCCGGGGAGGCCATCGGCGCCGTGCTCGGTGTGCTGCGCGGCACGCCCGCCTGCGACAAGTGCGGGCGCGCGGCGACGGCGGACAGGGACCGGCTGAAGGCGAGCGAGATGATCCTCGCCAGGATCTCCGGCCTGGAGCCGGGCGAGCGGCGCGAGGTGACCGCCCGTATCGCGCCCGACGCCGGGGCGGATGCGCGGCTGATTCTTCAGGAGGCTGCCCTCATCCTCGAAGAGCGCGGGCTGATGGAGCTGGCTGTCGCGGTGCGCGAAGAGTCGCGGCGGTGAGCGGAGGGCGCGAGACTGTCGCATCGAGGGCGCGAGCTCGCAGGGATGCGCGACGTACTGCACCGCTGGCTCATGCTCGGCTTTGGGATCGGGAGCTGCCGCGCACCAGCCAGCGACGGGCGGCGCAGCTCGCGCTGAGCGGTCGCCGCATCACGATGGTCAACGGCGGCAACCGGGCCGGGAAGACCGACCTGGGCGCGCAGTGGGCAGTCGCGCATGCACTCGGTCGGGATCACCCGCACACCCGCGCATGGCTCGAAGCCAACGGCCTCGACGGTCGCCACATCCAGCCGGGGCCGGGCATGGTGTGGGCGGTCTCGCTGACCTTCCCCGACAGCCGCCGGTACGTCCGCGACAAGCTGGATCGCTACCTCCCGGCCGGAACCCGCTGCCGCAACTGGACAGCGGAGAACGAGGCGCAGGCGGTGCTGCCGAACGGCGGCAAGATCGTCTGCAAGGCCTGGGCGCAGGGGCGCGAGGGCTTCCAGGGGGACGCGATCCACGCCGTGTGGTGCGATGAGGAGCCGGGCGACGAGCCAGCGTGGAACGAACTGCTGATGCGCCTCGCAGACTACGACGGACGCGCGCTCATCACGTTTACTCCGGGGCTGATGGGTCTGACCTGGGTGTATGAGCGGTACGCGAAGGTGCCTCAGCCGACGGTCGCTGCAACGGTGATTTTCGGCACCGATAACCCGCATGTCTCCCCGGACGTCCTGCGCGAGCTGCTCAGCCAGTTCGGCGCAGGCGAGCGGGCGGCGAGAGAGCGCGGCGAGTGGGTACAGCTCGAAGGGCGCGTCTGGCCCCAGTGGCGGCGCGATCTACATGTCGTCGCGGCGGCAGCGCTGCCAGCCCAGTGGCGCAGGTGGCGTAGCATAGACTTCGGGGTGCGCGATCCGTTCTGCTGTCTGTGGGCGGCGCGCGATCCGTCGTCGGGTCTGCTGCACATCTACCGGTGTTTCTACCGGACGCAGTACACCACCGGGCAGAACGGGCTGGAAGTCAAGCAACTGACCGGTGCCGAGGTCGTCGAGGCGACGGTGGCGGACAGCGCCGGGCTGGACCAGCGCCGGACGCTGGCGGCGGAGTGCGGGATCGTGACTGCAGCCAGCCCGAAGGACATACGCGAGGGCGTCAACGCGGTGGCTGAGCTGCTGGAGCCGGACGCGGAGGGCATGCCCGGCCTGGTGGTGCACGAGTGCTGCACCGACCTGATCCGGGAGATGGAGGGCTACCGGTGGGCGGATAAGGTGCGCGAGGTGCCGGTGGACAAGGACAACCACAGCCTCGACGCGCTGCGCTACCTGTGCCTCTGGCTGAAGCGCGTCCGGGGTGCCGGGGCGTCCTGACCTATTTGACCGTTGCGCCGCCGCCAGCACCCCATATTCTGTACAGATGGGCTGGTTCACCTCGATACTACGCGCCGCCGGGCTGATGGAGGAGGCACCGAAGCCTCCACCTGCCGGTGCCGGTGTGGGCCAGCCGACCGCCCCCGACTTCGGCGTACATGCCAGCCTGACGGCGTTCGCGCAATTCCCGTGGGTGCGTGCCTGCGTCGATGCCATCAGCACCGATCTGGCCGGGCTGCCGGTGCGGATCGTGCGGGGGGATGGGGAGGCGTCGGAGGTGGTAGACATCCCCGCCCTGCGCGCCCTCCTGGAGCGCCCGACGTCATGGCAGACCCGGAGCGAGTGGATGGCGACGCTGATCGCCCACCTGCTGCTCCCCGGCAACGCCTTCGCGCTGATGGTCGGGCAGGCCGGGCGGCTGCCGGACAGCCTGCCGCTGCTCCATCCCGAGCTCACCCGCGTCGTGCCGGGCGCGTTCGGTGGCCCCGCCGGCTACGAGTACAGCCCCCCCGGCGGCGTGGCTGTCGGCTACGACGTGGATCTCTTGATCCACTGGCGGCTCACCGCATGGCAGTACGGACCCCAGGGACTGCTCGGAGAGGGGCTGATCCGCGCGCTCACCGCCGACCTCAACGCCGACCTCAACGCCGCGCGCCTGGCCGCGACGACTGCCCGGCAGGGCCGCCCGTCGGCGGTGTTCAGCCCGTCAGCCGAGGGCGACATGTGGCCCAAGGAGGTGCGCGAGGAGATCGCCAACGCCTATGGCCGGATCGTCAGCGAGAACCGCCCCGCGATGGTGCTGTCTTCAGGCACGAAGGTGGAATTCCCATCCTTCACGCCGCGTGACCTGGAGTTCAGCGAGGCCCGCGCCCTGACGCGCGAGACCGTGCTGGCTGCGTTCGGCGTGCCGCCCACCCGGGTCGGGCTGCCCAGCGCCAACTACGCGACGGCCCGCGAGCAGTCGAACATCTACTGGCACCGGCTCCAGGGACTCGCGCGCCAGATCGATGCCGGGCTGACGCGGATCGCCAAGCGGCTCGACCCGTCGTTGAGCGTCCGACACGACTTCAGCGGCGTGGACGCGCTGCAGGAGGCGCGTACCGCCCGCCTCGACCGCGTATCGACCTGGGTGCTGCTCGGTGCGGATCCTGCCGCAGCCGCCGCCTATGAGGGCTTCGACGACGCCCCCGTGCAGACGGCAGATGAGCAGCCGCAGGCGCAGTCCCTCGCTGTCGGTGAGCGTGGCCGCGTGCTGTCGATGCGGGCCGCCTCTCCCTCCCTGGAGCTGTGGCTGGGCGGCGCAGCTCGCGCCATCGACCCGGACGCGCCCGACCTCGACGACAGCGCCTACGCCCGCCCGCCGCATGCCTATGTCGCGGCGCTCCAGGGAGAGTACCCGGAGATCTGGAGCGCGGGCGGAACCGAGCGGGGCGGCGAAGCGT